AGCGCGGCCGACGCCGCAACGTGGGGCCATAGCTCAGCTGGGAGAGCGCCTGCATGGCATGCAGGAGGTCAGCGGTTCGATCCCGCTTGGCTCCACCAAATAAAATCAAGTACTTAAGACAAGCGGCAAAATCACGAAAAAAGGCTCAGGGAACCACAGGGGAACCGGGCCTTTATAACACCAGCAATCCTTCAGCACCTTCCTCGGTATCGTAGATACTCGGGCCGTTTTCGCTTGAGGTTGCGCGCGCCAATGCCATCGCACAGGCCACCGCGCCGTCGATCTTCTCTGCGCTTCGGGCCTTGTTGAACTTCTCGTTCCCGGCCGGGTCGCGTTCGATCGTCACATTCTGAAAATTCCACCGCAGCACAGGGTGACCGCCGTGCCGGAAGTTGCCGGAGAGGATCGTGCGCTCCGTTGTCTTCACAGCCGCATTCATGGACGCATAGCCCTGCCCAAACCGGACCACGGGCAAGCCCATAGCCGAGAGCCGGTTCATGGTGCCGGTGGCGTTCCATCGGTCTATGAGGATTTCGAGGACGTTGAACCGCTCGGCCAGTTCCACGATCCGCCCTTCCACAATGTCGTAATCCACCACGTTGCCCGGCGTGGCGACGATATGGCCCTCGTCCCGCCAGCGCAGATAAGGGACCGAATCACGCTCCTGGCGCTTCCTGAGGGTCGCCTCGGGCACGAAAAAGGACGGGGCGATGACGGCAGTTCCGTCCGGGCGGGGGAAAACCGCCACCACGGCAGTCAGATCCTCAGTCGAGGACAGGTCCACGCCCACATAGCAGGGCTCGCCCTCAAGGGCGGCCAGATCCACCGGATCGAGGCCGGAGGCGTCATAAAGCGCCATGTCGAGCCAGGGCGCGGCCGCACCGTCCAGCCAGACATTGAGATTAAATTGCATGAAGGCTTCGCGCTCGCCCGGCCGGTTCTCGGCCTCCCGTGCCAATTGCCGCAAGCCGTCAATATCTGGGAAGCCATGCGCAAGGCCCGGATTTACCGCCCGCCACGCCTCTTCGCTGCGCCAGTCCACGTCAGGTGGGCTTTCGAACAGGATCGGCAGGAATGCCTCATCCTCGATCTCACCAGCATCAATGGCTTTGGCATATTTGTAGAGATCATAGGCAAGGTTCATCTGCCCCTTGCCGGCCGTGGTAATGATCCAGGTGATTGAATTCGGTGTCTTCACCACGCCCGTGCGCAGCGCGTTCCAGAGGTCCGCCTTGCGCCAGGTGTGAAGTTCATCCGCCAGCACAAATGTAGGCGTCTTGCCATGCTGTGCCGCACCGTCGCTCGAAACCGCGTGGTAGACCGATCCGCTCTTCGGATGCTCGATCAGCGATTTGGTGTCGCGGATATTGGTGGCGCGCATCAGCCGCGGATGCACCTGCAGCATCCCTACCGCCTCATCATAGGCGATCCGCGCCTGCTCCCGGTCGACGGCAGCGGACACGGCGTAGCCACCGTTGATCCGTTCCGGCCCGATGGTGTGCAGCATCACAAGGCCAGCACCCAGCGTCGTCTTACGATTGCCGCGGGGCAGCATCAGGAACACGGTCTTGACCCTGCGCTGGCCATCCGGCCGCGTGTCGCCATAGACCCGTCTCACAATCCGTTCCATGAAGGGCCAGACTTCGAATGCCTGCCCTTTGGCCTGGCTTTTAAGGTGCTTCAGAAGCTGGAGAAATTTAACGGCCAGATCGCCCTTCCCGTGCGGGTCAGCGAGGACAGAGCCGTCAAATATCCATGCCGGCGAATTCATCATCGTCCCCTTGCGGCGCCAATGCCGAACGGGCTCGCGAAACCGGTGTCAATCCAAGTTCTGACGCATATTGCCGGACCTGGCGCATAGCTTCGTGCATGACGCGAAACGCAGGATGGGGCCGCGGTGCGGAGCGTTCCGACTCCACCCACATCGGCCCGGCCGCAAGTTCAGCCTGACATTGCCGCACCTGTCCCACGGCCAAACAATAGGTTTCCAATGAAGCAAGATCGCCTGCGGTCAATATCTGACGCTTCGCAAGTATCTTGGATACACGCTTCCACTCTGCCTTTGCCTCAGGCGAAAGCCATGACGGTGGTCCAGGCAGCTTCCGAAGCCCGTCCTCTTTGGATAGCTGTGAAGGTTTTCGACCGCGCATCAGAAGCTCCAGGTACGATAGCCGCTGATCAGATCAAGCACTGGCTGCGAAAGATCGATTATCGAGTCCCCGCCCACCAGAACGCTTTCACGATTCTCGTATAGAGACGCCGCTTGCATCTTGATCGCGGTACGGATCGGTTCAGGCACATCTTCCGCATGGTCGCCATAACCGGCTTTGAATGTGACCGTCACCGCCTCAAGTGAACGCCGCGTGACCGGCCAGCTTTTCCCGAACGCCGGCACGATCCGCGCGCCATCTGGCGTCCCGATCCCGGCCACCTGATAGGTTTCTGCGGCGAGCGTTTGATCCTGGCCTGCGGCATCCACATAGGTGATGGATTCGACCGATTGGCATGGCGGCAACGGCACGGCGATTGAAGGCGGGAACCAGTCCAGCTTCAGTTTCCATATCTGGGTGAGAAGGCATCTACCAAGGAAGCCGTCACGGCCATCGAGGTTCCGTGTGGCTGCATCGACATACATACCAATAGACAGAAGTTCTGAAGCGTCTTCCTGCCTCAGATGCGCCTGCATCTCCGGGAATGTAACGACCGGACCGTCCGGCGGTGTCTGAAGAACGAGAGTCATTTCCATCTCCACATTCAAAGCATCCGGCGCGAATTGGCGTCACGCACGGTCTTCACCACCATGCCGGGCAGTTGCTTCGCCATCTTCCGATCATGGTCCGCGAGCAAAGCCTCGATCTCCGCCCGGTTCGAGCCTTGCACGTTGTAAGAAGAATTGAGAACGATAGAGACCGGTGTGGTGCTTCCCGATTTCACATCTGGGATGGATGGCATCCTGAGCGCGTCGTTCGGAATGATTGTACCGCTGCGGCCTGGAGAAAAGAGTTCAGGTCCCTGCTCGCCAACCAGATAATTCTGGCCTGCCGTTACGGGACCGCCTGATGCGCGCGGAAACAACTGAAACGGGACAGAATCAAGCCCGGCACTGCCTCCACCACCACCGCCACCGAAGAGGCTTCCAATAGCACTGCCCAGAAAACCGAGAATGCCACCACCACCGCCACCGGAACCACCCGAATTCGAAAATATATCGTCCAGCAGCTTGTCGAACAGGTCGAACAGCTGATCGCCAAGCCGGTCCGCCATCTTGTCCGCAAAGTTTTGCGCCAGGTTGGCAAACACATCCCGGATATCGCCACCTTCAATGGCCGTTCGGATACCGTCACGGAAGGATTGCCGGACCATCTCACGCAGATCGTTGCTATCCTGCGCGTCCTGCGCCCGCTGTGCTGCGGCACCGACCTGATTGCCTTCTTCCTCGACGGCGGCCGTGAATTCCTTTGTGATCGGGATGCCGCGTGCCTTTGCGTCATTCAATTGCTGCTGGATGTAGGCCGCCTTCGCTGCCTCGCCAGCGGTCATTCGCAGCGCTGCCGCCTCGGAATCGTACATGGCGACAAGCGCAGCACCCTGCCGGATCGCTTCATTTATGGCGGAGGTATCGCTGATGGTATACAGGGATGCGTCCGCTTCCGTGTTGACGGCTCCGCGCTTTGCGTTGGCACCGCCTTCAATCGCAGATGCGGCACGCCGGTATGCAGGCGATGACTTCGCGTAGTTCAACTTCGCGAGGGCATCCATCTCCTTCGCGTATTCGTCATCGATCGCGGCGAGCTTCGCTTTGCGCTCGTCTTCGATCTGCTTCACCAGCGCGTCGTGATAGCCATCGAGGCCCTTGAGCCGTTCGACTGCGGCACGATCCTGGGAAGCGATCCATGCCGCCTCTGCCGTTTTGGCATCGAGTAGCGTCTTGTTGAGGAAGTCCTGGCGCTTTTCTGCCAGTGCCTGCATGGCCTTCAATTCCGCATCCGTTGGCGGAACCGCGACATTCGTCCCGCCGGTAGGCTTGGCCAGCGCTGCAGGCTTCGCCGCCTTCTGCGCCTCGGCAAGCTGGC